ACATCGAACAGGTGGCCGAACGACTGGTAATGTCAGCTGAACAGCGAGCCGAACGAATAATCACTCACCGCAAAAGATTAAGGCGTCTTGGCATATTACAGGACGCCATTACTGATATTGCTATCGAATTATCAGAGACCGACTTTGATTATCTGCCACCTGATGATGAGGAGGGCGGTGATTCAATCACCAAGAAGCTGGTCATGGCAAGCGAGCTTAGCAAGGTACTAGACAAACTAACATCATCACAAAAAGCCACGGCTGAGATGGAGTTTCCAATTTGCGGCATTACTCCAGAGGACTTTAGTCAATCAGACCGTGACCGCCGCTTGGACTCACTAGAAGCGCTGGCGGGCATTCAAGAGGAAGAGGAGGCCATGCGAGAGAAGTTGCATCAACAATTACAAGACCGCATGGCCAGAGTTGAGCAGTTTGAAAGTGATCCGGACTTCTTCTTGGAGCATGACGCGGAAGACGTTGAGTTTAGCGAGGTGAATGATGATTAATTTTATTTATGGGTTGCTGCTGGCGATGGTCTTATCAACGATACCTGGCTTTATTATTTTAGCGTGGGCGTACGTGACTAAGGACAAACGATGACTCACTAGGAACACCGAGCCAGTCAGAACCCCCTTGAGTGCCATAATTTAGGCCATAAACGCTCATTTAAGGCACTCTTATGGCAACTATACTCAACTATGATGAACAAGGCTTTATCGTCGGCTCAGCACAATTAGAGAGCGGTATGAAAGCTCTGAGCGATGATACTCAAGAAATCATCAAGATTCTAAAAGCGCAAAATCAAATCGCCAATACTCGCATGGCGCGGGTGGCAAGTAACGCCGAACGCATTGCTCAGAGAAACACCACTGGGCGAACGCGTAATAGCGCCAACACTAGCCCATCAGGGCAGGGCCCTACTCGAACATCATCTAGCAACACATCAAATAGCGATAGCACCTTGCGAGGCGTCACACGTAGAGCGCCTAATCACAGGGCGTCCCCAAGTCCTACTACTACCAACACATCACCCAATAGCACTAGAGGTAATACCCCAAGGGAGCGTGACGAAAACGGACGCTTTGTGGGCGGTCGTAGCCGCTCTAGCGATGAGAGTCTATTAAAGAGCTTGCGTAGTCATGCTGGCGTGCATGGTGGAGGCGTGGGTAGTGCACAAGGCGTCGATCCATTAGTCGATAGCTTGAACGAAGCAAAAAGCCTTTTATCACCAGTCACCCGTGGGGCTGGCATGGCCGGTCGTGCTGTCAAATGGTCATGGAGTAAGTTTAAGTCCATGAAGAGGCGCGAACCATTGCCACGAGATGAGGAGCGTCATAACCGCAACAATGAAAAGCTACTAACCAAAATATTGCGTCAGTTAATGCGAGGCGGACGCTCGGGCGGAGGTATTGGGCTTGGTGGCTTGCTTGGGCGTGGTGCACTAGGCGCAGGCGCTGGACTCGCAGGCTTACTGGGTGCTGGCGCTGGATTGCTTGGCAAGGGTGGAAAGAGTCTGCTTGGCGGGCTTGGTAAGCTTAAAAGCATGAAATTCTTGGGTCCTATAGCGGCGCTTGCTGGCGTGGCTGACCTTGCTATGAATTGGGGCGATATGGACCATGCTGGCAAGTCGGGCGGAGTTGGTGCTCTGGCGGGCGGTGGTGGGGGTGCTTTGGCTGGTGCAGCCTTGGGTACTATGATATTCCCAGGCGTTGGTACTGTAGTTGGCGGTGCACTTGGAGCGTGGCTTGGTAGCGAGGGTGGTGAGTGGTTGGGCACGACCGCATCGCCTTATATTGAGAGTTGGACCACTTCGCTTAAAAACTATAATCTGGCTGACAAGATGAAGGGCGTCTGGGAAGGAGGCATGAAGCCCTTCTTTACCAAGCTTGGCGATATCGGTACTCAGATGGGGTCTTGGATTGAGCGGAAGCTAAGAGCAGCTGGTGACTTTTTGGGCATTACCAATGACGATGAAGGGCTAGGAGCGGGGGTTACGGCAAAAGCAAACAAGGCTGCTGACTTGATAACCCAGAACGCGCTTGAGAAATCATCTGGGTATTGCGCTAAGTTTGTCCGGAAGGGTCTGCAGGAAGCTGGGTATGACTTAAAGACTCAAGAGTTTGCTTATCAGTATGGCAATGGAGCTTTAGTGGATGCTGGTTTTACTAATATTGACCCTAATGCCGCACCTCAAAAGGGCGACATTATGGTTATGCCTGCGCAAGGAAAGCACTCGGCTGGACATATTCAGATGTATAACGGTGAACAATGGGTATCGGATTTCAAGCAAAAGAGTAGGAATCCGTGGGGCGATATTGCTGATGAAAATTTGCAATACAAGCTTTATAGGGATATTAAGCCGGCTGCTGTAGCTCCAAAAGGTGCTAGTAGTAATGCACGAACAGCACAGGCTATGAGCTTTTTCATGAAGAAGGGATGGACAAAGGAGCAGGCCGCTGGGCTTGTGGCTAATCTGCAGAGAGAGAGTGGTTATTTTGATGAGGATGTGATATCAGGGAGTCGCACTGGAGACGGCGGGAAGGCGGTTGGGATAGGTCAATGGCACCCACCCAGACAGAATGATTTCAAAAATCAGTATAAGAAAAACCTAAAAGGCTCTAGCTTTGAGGAGCAGTTAGAGTTTACGAACTTCGAGCTGACTAAAGGCAAGGAGAAGGCTGCGGGTGACAGGCTGAGAAAGGCAACAACTGCAGCACAGGCAGGCTCGATAGTATCAGAGTATTATGAAAGACCAGAAGACAAGTTTGGAGAAAGGGCGAAGCGAGCTGATATGGCGGAAGCGGTGAACTCTAATTATGTTATTAATACTGGGACAACAAGCAAGGCCAAGCCAACCAGCAGCGCCACAGGATTTAGCTTGGGGGGCATGGCTCAGCCTGGCAATAGCTTTGCACCTGCAGCGACCAACTTCAGCACGCCGCTACCTAACTTGCCAATAAGCAAGCTACTGCAGTTCCCAACGATGCCTAAGGTTTCTCAGCGACTCGACAGTGGTGGGCAAAAGCCTATCATCATTCAGGCAAATAATGATACGATTAGTCAAAATGTATCAGACAGAGGGATAGCACATGCAATTACGGGTGGTCTTGGCCAAGATAGGTATTGGGGTTAGTTTGGCGGCTGGGCTAATGGCTGGCAGCCAGGTCAGTGCAGCTACAACCAAGGGCGATATCGATCGTAGCTTTGCTCGGTGCTCAAGTTCTGCTAATTACGATGGCGAGGTCTACCTATGTATGACTGATGCTTATAGCGCCTATCATAAGCTGGCTGGCAATCATTCGGACAAGACTCTTTACGCCATGGAGATTTATAAGGCGCAGTTGGATGCGTGTGATGGGTTTGACGACAAGCGAATAACCATAACGTGCGCCTTGTCGGCAGTTAAGTTTTACTTGCATGATGGCGATATTGTTCAATATATGTCTGACGGTAAATACAATACCGGTCAATAGTTTTATTGAGGAGTTTTAGGGTATGAAGTTGAAGTGTTTTTTAAGTCGTATGGGCGTTGGGGTTAGTTTGCTGGCAAGCCTGGCTGTTAGTGGTCAGGCACTAGCAGGTGAGTCGACAAATAATAGTTTAATGTGCGCTGTGTACATAGATATAACGATGAAAGACATGGCGCCGCTAGGAGCTTTTAATTCGACGGAAATGAAGAGTTTAATACTCAACAGGGCACTTGACTTAGTGGTTGTTTCAGAGAGGAATCCTTCGGGCGATACTATGGAGGATTTTATTAGTGCCAAGAAGGCTGCTAGGTTGGACTTAGCTGCAAATAGCAATCTGAACAATATGATGTTGTATAGTCCGGGGCAAATTGAAAGGTATGCAAAAAGCCTAGAGTCAAAGGTCTTGAAGTACTGCCCTTTAGCTAAGAAAGAGTACGTCTGGCTGAAGGACAAGCATGCTGCAGATCCAGAGGTGCTAGGGCGCAAGGTTGAAATCATGATAGGCGAGTTGATGGTCTTGGATGCGGGCGGCAAGAAAAAAGTAGAAGAAAGCGCTAGTGATACACTGGGTCAGAGTTACTACGAAGAGGGCGGCATTGATTCAGGGGTATTAGCGCCTAACACTGACTTGGCAGGGGAAGACGCTAAGTATTGAGCTTTCATAGCATACAAAAAACCCCATCAAAATCTGACGGGGTTTTCTTTTAGCCAATCAATCTAACTGCCTATCCAGAAACCAACTCCCTCCGAACCAGTCTGGCTGTAGACCTGCCCTCATAGAACTGTCCGGAGATGGAGCTGGTTAGCTGCGGGTTCAGTTGTGATAAAGGTTCTCTGACAGCATCGAACCAATCGGCACAGTTATTCATGTGTACAGCTAAAGCATGGGCATTCTCTGCATTTACTTGGTTAGCATGATTGCGGGTGTTAGCAGTCATTGTTAACCAGTGGATGTAGGTTACGGCTTCTGGTACTTGCTCTACTGTCAGCTCCTTAATATGATTAACTGTAAACTTTTGGTGAATTATTTTGTACGCTTCTGGGTACATTATTCCTGCTCTTGTCACGAGAGTGTTTACAGCATTGCGAAGAGGTAGAGTTTGCTCTGGAGTGAGTAGGTCTTTTTGCATAGGCATGCCTACTTCTTTTTGCACAGGCATACCCACTTCTTTATCCAAGATATCCAGTACCCACTTTCTAAACTTCTTACCTATTTTGGTGCGCGAGAACATTGCTATTAAATGACAGCCGCGCAGTGAAAATATACGGGTTTTTGCCGCCAAGCCCTTTGTTTTAGACGAGTAGGTCGATTTGACCTCCTCGTTGATTTCAACAAGCTGAGTCATGCTTGGGGTGAATTCGTCTTTGTTTCGATTGAAAGCTCTATTAACGCCAGTGTGGTCTGCATAACCAAGCGCTTTCGCAAGTTCACTAGACGTTAGCCAGATTTGACCATTCTGTTCAACTGGGTTAAAATTAACATCGTTAAAGGTTAAAGCATTCATGTTAGTTTCCTTTGATTAGTAAGTTGGCAGACATTTCATCTTGGTGGGTGAGGTCTGCTTTTTTATTGTCAAAATTTAGCACCAGCTGCATTTTCTGCTCTAGTTGCTCTAAGCGTTCTTGTAAATCAGGTTTAATCTGCTTTCCTAGCACTGCCAACGCTCTACCTGCGTCACTGGCATTCCTTGTGGCTGCGTCATAAGCGATAGACACTTTGTTATACTGGTACATTAAGCTGTTCTGACGCTGGTTAAGAACATCGCTCATTCTATTAAATTCATTTATGTAAGCCTCCTTTAGTTTGGCTGCTTGCTTACCTGTAAAGCCCATGACCAGAAATATTAAGCCGTCTTTGGTCATACTGTAATGACCGGCTCTTTTTGTGGTTTTATTCTGACAACCCCCATTACTATCGATGTAAGTCATTGATTCTATTACTAACGCAAAATTGCGTTGACTAAATTCTTCTGAACAATCAAGCTTGGATATTGCCCTTAGTACATCAGAGTGACGCTTACCAAAAAACTTAGCGACGACTAATGACGTGGTTTTGGGAACTTCATTTTCGATTGATACTAATTCAATTTGCAGCATCGCTTGACTCCTCCTGCTGCTTAATCATTGCTTTTTCAATGTGGTAGTTGATTTCAGCGGTTAATGTTCGGTGATTGATTTTAGCCTGTTCTGCTATCCAATCTTTCATTTCTTGCGAGCTAAAACGAAGGTTTAACTGGGGTAATAAACGACTTGGGTACATATGCAAGTTTCCTTGTTTAAGGGTTTGAGTTACTATATATCCAGTAGATTGATAATACCTATCCACTGGATATGCTTCTAATGGTACGCCTGCATCTTTTACTTGTCAACACCCAGTGGATATTAAATATTGTTTTTAACCGGATTTTCATATGAGCGACCAGCATACAACCGTGCAATATCAACTTCGTTTAAGCGAAGAGCTTAGGGATAGTATTAAGAGGTCAGCCAAGAGTCATAACCGCTCGATGAATGCGGATATTGTCGCACGCCTAGAGGATAGTCTTAGCGATGCTGGCGGCGAAGTCGCTGCTGACGAAGGGTTGCAGAATATGGCGGAAGAGCTAGTGGCCTTAAGCACGGAAAACAGAGAGCTACGCCGCCTGTATATAGAAGCCATTAACTCTAACTTCGAAAATATACCGAATGGGCTAAAATCGAAGTATGGGCGCTTGCTTAATGAGCTTGAGGGGGATGACTGATATGGTCTTATTGGTTGTAATGGAATTTGAACGACGAGTAAAAACCCACCAGTGAGGTGGGTTTTTTAATGCCTTAGAAACACAACAAGACACTTTTTAGTAAGTTTTCGTTTGCTAAAAAAATCTAAATAGTAAATAAAGTATATAATAGCAATGATGCTAACTTCTGGCCTATTCAAGTGGGCGGAAGTGCGCATTAGAATCGTTAGTAATGTAATCTTCTTAGCTACTGCTTAGTGGTTTTGTTATTTAGAAATTAAAGGAAAATATATGCGTTCTTTGCTTTTAACTACTCTTTGTTTGGCATGCGGTATCACAGTTGCGGCTTGCAGCAGTCAAAGCCCCGTTATAAATAATGTTCAGACGGAGGAATCTGATACAGAAAGCCCTATTTTAGCATTTACCGCTTTTGGTAACTCAGACAAGAGCTGGCGTGCTGTAATTGATGGTGATGAGATGAGTGTTGAGGCGGAGTTCCTTAAACCGGCAACGGTAGTTGTGGCGCGTTCAGCATACGCCAAAGGAGTTGAGTTCATTACTACAGTTGATGGTAGTCCTATAACAATTAATATAAACGGCCAACCTTGTACCGATGATAATGGTCAAGAGAATGAGTTCACGGCTACTTTGAGTTACAAAGGTAAGTCTTATGAAGGATGTGCTGTTGCCGGTGCAATTGAAACAGCACCAACCTAAGCAAGCTTTTAGCCACGATGCGATATACTTCTTGTGAATTGCCCACCAATCAACCGGTGGGTTTTTTTTGTGCCCGTGGTATAATACAATTGTCGAGATAGGATTTGGGTCGCTCCTAAGTCTGACAAAGCACAATACGCTAGTGTGCTTTCTCGACACCTCAACTAGCGATTACTAAGCGAGTAACATCATGAACCCATATCCTCCAGCACAAGTTAATAAGATGGTGACTGAGGCTAGAAACCGCTGGTTTATGGCTCAGTCTACCACCATCACAATCACTATTCCTGACGGCGTTAAAGCTCACAGAGACCTAGATGCCGCTGAATGGATGGTCATGCTCAAGGAGTGGCAAAAAACTAATGGGTCGCTAGAGATGTCCTCAACACGCCCTGATATCCAAGACTACCCCATTGATGATGATGTGCGGAGCGTAATGCTACGAGAGTTTGCTTATATACTGGAATATAACGGCTTTGAGTCTGAGCTGCTGGCCAGTGGCGACTTGCGGATATCTAAAGGCTGTTGGAGCACGGTGATTGAAAGCGTGCTTGAAAAGATGCCCTTTCCTGATTGGCTGCCTCATGAAATATGGAAGCGCTATAAGCACTCACTTCACGAGAGTCAGAGCGCGGGCTGCAGCCAAGACGCATACCCAAGCCGTGAAAGACTGGAGTCAATCAGACAGGCGATTGTGAGTAGCATGGTGCTCGATAGCGCCCTTAAGAGCGAGTAGCAATATGGTTGATAGAAACACAAGTTTTAGTGCAAGCCCCTATGAGTTCGAGGTAGGCGCTTGCAAGGGCAAAGTTAAAGTAAGTGTCGGCCAGCCATATACTTCAGCTTACAGGGCAGGTTTTAGTTTGTCGCCTGCTGACGCTAGGAGGCTGGCAAGGTGGCTAAATCACTTTGCTGATGAGTCAGATAAGAGCGAGTAATGATATGCATAAATTAAAAACAATTGCCAAAATCGCAGGGCTCACGACTGCTGAGAATGATAATGTCAAAATTCAAGATATACCAAGATAAAAATGTTATGCCAGATGAATTTGAACAGAACAAGATGTTCAGTCGATTTATTGAGCAAAACAATTTTACTGCTATAATTTCATTCATGGGTGGATATGAGCCGCCTTTCGGCACTTGGCGAGAATGGCATTCGCGTGCGGTAAAAAATATTTTTACGGGCAAAGAGTATTTCAATATGAGTGAAACACTGCAAAAGATCTATGACTTTTGCAAAGAGGACGCCGAGAAACAGCTCGCCGAGCGTCGTCAGCTTGACTATGATGAATACAAATCTTTGTTTGATAATTAAAAAAACAAGCAAACTTAGCGCACAGAGCCCAGCCAATGAGCTGGGTTTTTTATTGCCCAACAAAGCGCAATCCATTAACTGGAACACCTTGGTCGCGGAAACCTAGCAATCCCTGATAATAAGTATAGGCCGTCAGTGACGTCACCCGCTGGCGGCCTTCTTGTTTTTGGTGACGGCGAATATAGGTGACGCTATGAATAAATATCGCAAGAAACCAGTGGTGATTGAGGCTGTACAATTTGATGGCACGCTACAGTCGGTTGACGGCTTTATGCCGTATGAAGCATTTGAATATCGCCCTAGTTATCATATGCCCACAGGCAGCGCACCCTCATCTGTGAAAATACAGACACTAGAAGGCGCTATGACAGCCAATCATGGCGACTACATCATCAAAGGCGTCAATGGTGAGTTTTACCCATGCAAGCCAGGTATTTTTAACAAGACCTATGATGCAGAGCCACAGCCAAAGCAACTCAATATGACCAGACCGTTGCAACGCATGACTATAGAGCGTGCAGAGCTGACAGAACGCCTTGATAAGCTAGCGGAATTTCTAGCTAAAGATAAGCCTATGTTTGTTGACCAACAGCAATGGGACCTTATGAAAAATCAGAAGATTGCCATGGATGCTTATCATGCGGTGCTAAGCGCACGCATTGAGCTTATGAGCAACTAGGAACACCACAGCTCTAGCAACCACCTAGCCCCTTACACTTAACGCATAACTAATATTATGCCTACCGTGTAAGGGGTTTTTTAATGTCCACTCGAACTAAAGTCATTACCTATAATCTGGCCGACCGTGGTCGTCAACACAATGGTGTGGACCGGTCTGATATGGACATCCGGTCTATGATCAATCAAATCAACTCTGCAGCGACGCAAGAGCTTGTCCAGTCAGGAGATTTGTTTGGTTACAACGGCCATGAAATCCGCGCCCGATTCGGCATGAATCCGCCTGATAAGTACGTCAATCCAGCTACCGGCAGTGTTATTAACATCGAGCCAGCCATTCGCACAGTCAAATTATCTGCAGACAGTGACGGCAATGTCACAACCCAGCACGAATTCCTAGATACCGATGATGGCAGATACGCCAACAAGCTTTATACAAATAAGGCTGGCGGGTTTAGCAGCGCTGTTAATCGCCGTAGATTGGATACTGGCAAATATGAAGTTACTGGTTTTTATGGCTATGACTACGTGCGTCAGCCTAATTACAACACCAATCGTGGTCATGGCATGTTTGACAGCCTGCTTAGCGGCTTATTCGACGAAGAGGTTATGTGTTTTGACAGCATGAACGAGATGACCCCAGCGCACGCTGTTTTAAAAGATGCTTTGGACGTGGTGATTGCTCAGCAATATGACAGCATTCATACCGCATTACAGGCTGAAGGATTGGTCGAGCATTACCAAGCTGAGGCTATCGCTGCTCAAAACATGCTTATCCAAGCGTGTGAGCGTCAAGACCGCAGACGCAAGCGCATTCAGGAGCGTGAAGAGGCTATTTACGACTCTATGATTTGCCCATCGGTGCCATTCTCCAAGGCGCTTGAAGGCTGGGATGGGTTTATGGATATGGGCACGAGTGATGCCGACCTTAAGACCACCACCACTGCCAGTAAAGAGCGAGCGCAGGCGCAGAGCGCGTCAAAGCCTGCACCAAATCTATTCCGCCGCTACTAGGGGCAAGCCATGAGCAAGACTAAGCAGTTATTAACGCCCCTAGAGAGCCTGCAGATGGCTTGGGGGCTTAAGCTCCGAGACTTTAGGCAGTGGTGCCAGCCATCGACACAGGCGCTTTTTGACTGGAAGAGTCGCCGTGTTGAGGGCGCTATTGTCGTTGCCCGGTCGTCAATGATTGATGATGCCGAGGTGATGCTCAAAGCACTCCAAGAGAATCGTAATGACGTGGCCAGCGGCGACCGTAGCGAGTCTGGCACATCAGTCTACCTACCGGTCATGATGACGGCAATCAGCCCTATTGAGGCCCCGCCTGAGTATGACCAGATAATCCCTCAGTCGCAGTGGATGAAAGGCGTGGTGCCGACCGACCCATTGATGCGAGTAGTCCAGTTCAGAACGACTGCTACCACGTACCGCTGCCAGATAGCGTTTTTTGCCCCAGACCCGCACAGTGTGTCGGCAATCGCCAATCAGCTAGTGAGTTTCTTTAGGCACGAAGCCAAACGCAATTTTGAAGTATTTTATGAGATTGGGTATGCCGGTCAGAATATCATTCGTGATCCGTGGAATTTTCGTGTCCTTGAGAACTCAATTTACCCAGACAAGGCAGATGTAGGCCTTAAAAACCTGCACGTCATAACCCTTGATTGCAATCTAACTGGCCTTGAGCCGGTCGTGGTTGGTCTTGGTGCTGAGTGGGACCCTGTGACCGATACAGGTGAGCCGGAGGGCAGTATTCCGCCAGGCTTGCCGCCTGTTATTGGTACCCAACAACCGCCGGATGTGGTGGGTAAGTATGTTATCGAGGCAGATATTAAAGATAGGGGCTTGGCTGGCAGGACTCGTATCACTATCGACCCAGATACTCGCGTTATCACTCAGACTGAATTGGGAGACGATATCCCATGAGTAAAAAGGACGCGGTATTTATAGATGCTAGAGCAGCGGCTTATGCAGGAGAGCCCGTTCGCATCATGGCTGTGACCGATACTGCCAGTGGCAAAATTATCGTACAAGCTATGGCTGAGTGGAAGGAGCCGGTAGTGGTTAAAAACACCACTATGGTTGTGACCGATACCCCGCAAATCTTTGATCACTGGGGGTTGGCCTTTTCTGAAAAAGACGATATCAGCCAAGTCATTACGGCGTACAAGGAAGCCAACCGCTCAAACATGGTGCTGATTAAAGATGAGTTAAGGCGATATGAGCCGGATAAAGTTATCCAGATGCGCAAATTTGATGAGCGGGGCGCGGCATTAGAGTTTGATTCATCAAGTATCAATAACGGTCACATGGCTATCCTGCTCGCTATCTGGGCGGCTCGCAAGGCTCATGGCGGCTATGTCATGAATACCCCACAGACCTATAATCACAATGATGACGTGGTTGACGAGGCTTTTGATGACGCATTAATGCCATTTAGTATTTAAGGCGGCGCCATGCTTGATGATTTAATGGTATTGCCCGAGTGGCACGAAGTTTGTAAGCGCTATCGATATGATATCACGCGCTTTGCCGTCGAAGCTTTAGATATGACGTTTAAGTCAGGCCAAGCGGTCACTTGGCAGCAAGAACTCTTATTCGAGTCAATTGTTGTGCCTGGTAGTCGTACCAGCGTGGCGTCTGGTCACGGTACCGGAAAGAGCCGAAGCGCCGGCATCATCGCCCTCTGGCACCTTCTTTTCTATCCCGAATCCGTAATGCTATTCACGGCGCCTCAGATTGGGCAGCTGCGAACGGTCGTGTGGAAAGAGATTAATATCTGCCTGCAAAGGCTGCGTAACAACAAGGCATTGGGCTGGCTTGCTGATTATGTTGTGGTGTTGGCTGAGAAAATCTACATCAAAGGCTTTAAAGACACGTGGTTTGTCTTCGCTAAGACTGCGCCCAAGCACCAGCCAACCAATATCGCCGGTCAGCATGGCGACCACTACATGGTATGGGCGGATGAGGCTTGCGGTATTGATGATGCAGTGATGGATGTGGCCATTGGTGCATTAACTCACAAGAATAACCGCGCTGTCTTAACTTCACAGCCCGCCACCAATGCCGGATTTTTCTACGACACCCATCACAAACTCAGTCACCACAATGACGGCGTATGGATTGCGCTTGAATTCAATGGTGAGATGTCACCGCTGGTCAGTGAAGAGAAGATTAGAGAGGCGCTATATCAGTACGGCAGTCGTGATCATCCAGGCTATATGATCCGTATTCGTGGCAAATTCCCAGAATTAAAAGGTGAGTTTTTACTTACTCGCTCAGACGTTACAGGGATGCTTGAGAGCGAGTGTGTCATCAAAGAGGGCGACCGTTACGGCTATACCATCACTGTGGACGTTGGCGGCAACGTTGGGCGTGACAGTAGTGTTATCACCGTCATGCAGGTTGTTGATAAAGAATATAAGCGACGTATCGAGCGCTATGCTCATATTGTCGATATCCCGCTGTTTAGCAACCGAGCCGACATTAACGAGATTAAAGCGCGGGTAATGGATGCGCTAAACGAATACCCAGGCGCAACTCTGGTCATCGACCCGCTGGGTGTTGGTACTGGCTTGTGTCAAAGCTTGGATGCTGAAAGCGTTTACTTTGAGAAAGTGCACTGGGGCGTACCTTGCTTTAACAATCAGCTAAAACTGGATTATTACAACAAGCGATCTCATGCGTATGTGGGCATGGCTAAATCGGTTGAGATGGGTCGCTTTAGCATCAGCGCCAAAGTGCAAAAAATGTATCAGGTTAAAACCAATCTTGAGGAGCAGATGACCAAGCTGCCTTATTCGTTTGATGACAAGGGCCGCTGGAAGATGATGAGTAAGGATGACATGAAGAAGATGGGCATTCCATCGCCAGATATTGCAGATACTTTTGCCTTTGCTTTCATGGAGGGCATTGATTACGCACCATCGGACGGCATTCATATCGCTGATGCTGCAGATAAAGACCAGCAGGAATGGAATGAGCTTGAAGCGCTGGCAAGTGAGCTTGAGTGATGGAACACCGCGGAATCATTGCTGGCAAGCCCACTAAAATAGAGGGCAACTAGAGGCTAATTATTATGCGAAGCAGCTTTCATAAACCCAAAATTAAAGAATACGATACGGTGGTTATCGCTTGTCAGTATCTAGATGACGCTAAGGCGCCAATAAGTCTTGAAGGCATCGAGATTAAAGCGGAGATGCGCGGATCATCGGGAGAGCTGGTAGGAACACTCATCGTTGTTGATGATGATATTGAGAATGGCAAGTTCACGCTTAAGCCTGCGCTTAATAAATTACCGACCGGCCCAGTCAGCATTGACGTTCTCTTCTCTAAGGATGGCAGTCGTATGTCCAGTCAGACGTTTACAATGACAGTGTACCCAGCTGTTACTAAGCCTTAGGGAGGCGGCATGGCAGAGTTAGTGGTATCAATTCAGACTTTTGCGCCCAATACAACGCAAGCTCACAATATCGCCAATCTAGTCTTGCAGATGAGTACGTTTGTGCCTGTGGCGATTCCGCCCAGCGAAATGATTAGTGATGACCTGCCAAACGCCCTAACAGTGGGTAGTGATGGCAAGCTTGTGGCGTCAGCTATAACCCTGGGTGCATCTGAGCTAATCAGCATTGATACCCCAAACAATCTATCACTAGGTAGTGATAACAAGCTGGTCTCACAGCCACCTGATATAGATTTTTTAGCCCATTACATCTTAGCTAGCAATTAACCAATCAAGGAGGTTCGCATGGCGACCCGTGAAGAACGAATTAAGCAACTTGCGACCGCTATGGGCGCAGACATCAAAGCCCTGAAGACATCTACAGGTGACTTGTCATCACTCAGCACTACCGCCAAAACAAACCTAGTAGCGGCTATCAACGAGCTGTATGTTCTGGCCAATGAGCCAAACGGCGCGCAGATTGACGATATGGCAGGTAATGGCGCAACTGATGTTGTATGGTCTGCTGATAAGGTTTTTGACACTATTGAAGCTGCTAAAGTGGCAGTTAAAAACGACCTAACTGATGGTGCTGGCACGGCGCTAGATACATTAAAAGAGCTAGGTGACGCCATTGGTAATGACCCAAGCTTTGCTGCAACTATTGCCACATCTCTTGGCAAGCGTGTTCGTGTCGATGCCGCCCAGACATTTACAGCAATTGAGAAAAAGCAGGGAGCAGAGAACCTAGGTTTGGGCGACCCTGATTATGATTTTGTTGTCGACTACACGGCAGCTAAGGTGTAATAAATGACAAGGGTTGTAGAAATAAAAAGGCTTGCCGAGGCGATTGGCTCTGACATTAAGGGCATTAGGTCTGATGCAGTTCAGGTCACGACCTCGCTAGGGCAGTCTGATACGTTAGCCGTGTCGCAAAAACTACTTACCAATAGGCTTGGTGATATCGAGACGTTGCTCGATGCGATTAACGGAGAGCAGCCATGACTATTGCAGATAAATTGGCACTACTCACTAACACAAAAGAAAAACTCCGTGTTGCCTTGGAGATGTCTAAATCAGCTCCATTTAGCCAGTATGTCTACTCGCCATTAATAGCCACTGATAGCATCGGCATTGCAGGCGAAATAAGTTTTGGGGTGAGTCCTACAAACAAATTACCTACGGGCATGAGCGAGATGGAAGGCACTCGCATCAGGGGGCACGAAAACTACGGCAACTATCAATATTCTGACGGCTCTATCATGGATTGTGTGCCAATGTTTTATTACCGCTGGGGGCATCCTGACAGTCCGAGATACGCTGAGTATGGCGTCAATGCGCTAGACGTTAAGTCTAAGCATGATTTTGCAGATGTGGCAGCAGCAAATGCGGCAGGGTATGCGGTACACCGAGCGTTTTATGATGACGGCAAGCTAAAGGACTGTTTTTTTGTAGATAAGTATTTGTGCAGTAACAACGGTGGCATTGCAAGCTCAATTAAAAACGGCAGTCCCTTGTCATCAAGTGTTGCTAACAATCCGTTTAGTGGCTTAACAGGTTCGCCGTCTAATAATTATTCAGGCGCAATTGAGTCTGCAAAAACTCGCGGCGCTGAGTTTTTCCCGACAACTATCTTTATACAGCGCGCACTGTCACTGTTAAGCATGGCTCATGCTCAAGCCGCTAAAAGCACGAGTGTTTGCGCTTGGTATGACCCATTAGGCGCAACAAACTATCCAAAAGGCTGTAACAACAATGCTTTGCGAGACGTTAACGACACATCAGTGGTCTATGCAGATGGCGGCTACCAGAATATGGGAAAGACGGGCTCGGGCGAACCTTTTGCAAAGACCACGCATAATGGCCAGTTGTGCGGGGTGGCGGATTTAAACGGCAATATGTGGGAGATAGTGCTTGGACTGACGCAAACAGACGGTAATTTTTATGTGCTCAAGACATCCGCTAAAGCGGCATCATTAACGAGCGGTGCAACGCTGGCAAATGATGCCTGGGGCACTGCGTCTATGGCAAAAAACTACGAATCACTGGGCGCAAGCTATGGTGAGCTGTCGGGCGCTTCTCGCAACTTCGCAATCGGCTCGGTGAGTACGCAGGTGTTTTCTAGTGCTAGCAGCGGCGCGGACTGGCTTGCGTCCTGCGCGGGTATACCGCTAGCGGGCGGAGCGGGCGGTACAAACATTTTTGGTAACGACCGTTTCTACGACAATAGGCCGCAGCACTTGTGCCCTCTCGTCGGCGGTTACTGGTACGCCGGTTCTGGCGCCGGTGTCTGGTGCGTCGCCTGCACTACCTCGCGCGCGACCAGCGGCACCACCAGCGTTGGGTTTCGGGCGGCCTTGTACCTTGGGCGACCGAACGATAGTGAGGGAGGGAGGGTGGATTGAATGGCGGTTGATAGCGAGGCAAATCTTGACCGTAGGTTTATTCAAATGATGAAGCTTTTAAACATCTATCTTAATCACTTTCCGAGTCATGAGCGACATGGCTTGGCACTTAAGATACGCATGACGGCATACGAGATGTACGACTATATCGTTGAGGCGCAAAAGCGACACCACAAAAAAACCACGTTAACAAATTTGGATATTAAACACGAGCAACTACGGATGCTGGTAAGGCTGGCGTTTGAGCTCGGCTACTTCGGACATCCGGAAACCGACAAGATGCCCGCCGACAAACTAAGCGCAAAGCGCTATTTAGCCATCTCAACCAAAATCGATGAGATAGGTAGAATCATAGGAGGTTGGATTAAGTCAAACAACCAATAGGTTTGGGGAGTCGTCTTAATATGTGTGTGCCCTATCGTCGGCGGTAACTGGAACAACAGTTCTAACGCCGGTGTCTGGTGCGTCAACTACAATAACTCGCGCGCGAACAGCAACAACAACGTTGGGTTTCGGGCGGACTCGGCTCCACCCAAAGCAGCAAGATGCTGCGTGGTGCCAAGGGAGGCGATTTCCTGCTTTAAGCAAAATCGGACTGGGTGCGTATTTCTAGTAGGGTTTCTGACCGTCAGACGCACCATTTTATTGAGAATTTTATGAAAAGAGTTGGTGGTTTGTATGATGGCGTTATATCAAAACAAGCGCTATGGCAGGGCTACTTAGACGCACGACGCAGCAAGGGTGGGCGCCGGTCATGCTTTCAGTTTGAGAAAAAACTAGGGTTGGAGCTTGGTGCGCTACATGACGAGCTTGTGGCTGGCACTTATCAGCCAAGGCCGTATTTCAAATTCATAGTTCATGAGCCCAAGACCAGAACCATTTATGCACCTGCGTTTAGAGACTGCGTGGTTCAATATGCAATATATAACGCAGTGATGCCAATTTACGAGCGAACATTTATTAACCAGTCGTTTGCTTGCAGAATTGGCAAGGGTACGCACAAAGCGGCTGACTACGCGCAAGCGGCGTTAAGGCGCTCACCTGCTGATAGCTACACTCTCCAACTTGATATACGCAAATTTTTTTACAGCATTGACCGGCCTATTCTTGAGCGGCTGCTATTACGTAAAATCAAAGACCCAAGACTAATCGACTTGATGATGATGTTTGCTGATTACTCACAGCCCACTGGCATCCCTATAGGCAACCTGCTGTCTCAGATGTACGCACTGATATATATGAATCCGGTCGATCACTATATCACAAGAGAGCTCAAGCCCCGCGCAGGCTATTGCCGCTATGTTGATGATTTTATCTTGTTCGGGCTAACCAGGGACGAGGCGCTAGCACACAGGACTAAGATTACTGAGTTCGTCAGACAAGAGTTAAAACTATCACTGTCGAAGTCGACTATCGCCAACTCCAGACGAGGTGTTAATTTTTGCGGCTACAGAACATGGCGCTCATCGCGATTTGTTAGAAAGCACAGTCTTTACAAGGCCCGTCGCGCAGTTAGAGCAGGTCGAATTGACTCAGTGATATCTCACTTGGCTCACGCATCAAAAACCCACTCACTACAGCATCTACTAAACTACGCAGAGGTACAGAATAATGAGCTATATCACCAGCTACCGAAAGTATATAACTCACGACATCACAAGACAGCTAAACGCACCCGATGATGTTACCGAGCTCTGCACTATTGGCGATATTACATACGTCAGCATACCCGACGATGTAGAGTTATCAAACGAGCAACCCAGCGAGATTGCGGACTCAATACAAACAGTCGAGCTGACTGACGAGTTGCGAGAGCTGATTTGCAAGCATTCATCGCACGTGCAGTTAATTAATCAGCGAGTGCGAGATGCTATCGCTGAGCGATACAGTGTGACTGACGAGATTAAACTACTGCGCACCGCGCCCAGCGCTGAGTTTGACGAGTATAACGTCTACGCTGACCACTGCCGAGCACTGGGCGATGTGCAAAAGATGGCACTGGGGCTGTAGCGGAACACCCAATCATTGCACTACCCCTAAACCCCTACACTAAGTTAACTTTGAATACTTAGTGTAGGATATTATGGCAGCTACCCCACCACCTATTATTTTTAAAATTACTGATGCTGGCAAGAATGCCGCTTTAAATGGCGTTGACGTTGGCCTATCTCTCAATCTAGCTCACTTAGCTATTGGCAGTGGCAAGCGTACAATCACAGGCACTGAGACCGCGCTTAAGGCCGAAATCAGCAGACACCCCGTTATCTCAGGCGATGTCGAGACTGACAGTCATACGTTGCGCTTTAGCAGCACCATCACCGCAAGCTCAATCACTCAAGTGTTCGAGCTTGGTCTTGTGACCGATAACAATGTGCTGTTTGCGGTTGCAAGCACAACTGCTAGTCAGCCGCTAATCACAATTCATCCCGATATCTCATTCGTAGGCAGTTTTGGACTTGCGCTAGATGGCGTGGATGCCGGTAGCGTGACCGTGACGACAGACCCCAATGGCGCGTTATCGCTGGTCATTATGGAAAACCACTTGGCCGCAGTGGACCCTCATCCGCAGTATCTGAACATCAATCGATTCAGATTCTTCATGCAGTCACTTATTCCAATAGGATATCTGTATCATTCTCACACTCTGTCCAATCCCAAGTCATCGTTTGACGAGCTGCTAGGCATGGAAACATATTGGCGAAGATTGGCCGGTAAAATCATTGTTGCCACTGATCCAAATGACTCCTACATTAAAAACCCAAGTGTTATCTTGGGCCAAAAAGGCATGACCGAGGTCGCGACAGCTCAGCGTCCACATGCTTACCCTCTCCAAACTACACACATATTTGAACGCTATGATCCTAGCAGCGCTATTGAGACGGTGTGGAATGTTAGCGCAAACAAAAACAACATAGACGAAGGCGGCACGGTCAGATTCACCATCACGGCAAGCAATATTCCTGATGGTCAGATACTAAGCTGGCTGGTTAAAGAGGGTGTCTTAAATGCTAGCGATAATGACGTTTTAAGCCCTGAAAAGATAGATAGCGGCACTGTCATTTTGCGTAATGGACAGGCGGTAATTGACTTCAAGACAACGCCAGATGATAACCTCGAGGAGCCGCAAAAGCATGTGCGCCTGACAGTAAGCGCACCCGCAAACCTGTCTATAAACGTGCCAATTAATGACGCTGGTCACAACGAGGCGGTGGTTCATATCAGTCAGTCGGTTTACGATGGACTTATGCTTGACGAGTATTATAAGGCCCAAGCAGGACGCTATCCCAGTGATAACGACACCATTAGATTTATTGTGGATGCCGGGGTGAACGTAGTGGCGCCTGACGTTAACACGCCGGGTATTATCGAGGGAAGTCACTGGCCTGCAAGCTCAAACATCATTATTGAAAACCGTGGACGCATTTTGGGGCATGGTGGTGATGGCGGACGTAGCGCATACCAACACACGACAGGCAACCCAAGTCGTTCTAAAATACGTAGTCCACAACCGGGGGGCGATGGTGGCACGGCTATCAAATCATTAGCCAAGGCAATTTTGGTTGAAAACTATTCGTTTATTGCGGGCGGCGGCGGCGGTGGCGGTGGTCTTGGGGCTTACAAAGCGCCTAACTATAACTTTGTTGTAGGTGGTGGTGGAACTGGTGGCGGCGCCCCTTATGGCAAGCGCTCGCCTAACGAGTCCACATACACTATGTACCTACAAGACCCTGCGTTTCCTGACGCAAGACTACCTCTTCCCAATAACGGTCGGTTTTATAAAATTCTAAACCACGGCCATGACTTAGCTTTCGCTAACTGGCCTGGTACAAGCGGTGACTATACCTATGCTTCAAGCTTTAACGCATCGAGCGCGGATGAAGAGCGCTATGTATTTATTGAGATTATGACAAACAAAGTAGCGCAGGCTACTGGTGATTTTACTGAATATCGTACGTCAACTTGGAGTGGGGAGATTCCAGCGCAAGGCTCACTGAATTTGAAAATGTCACAAAATGCGTCACTCGAACTTCGCGGTGTTGGTGGCGCTGGACTGAGTCTTATTCCTAGTAGTTATTTCCCAGCACTTAATAAGTACCCAGCAGGGTCCAATCCAACAGCCACTCGCGGTGGCCATGGCGGGGACTTCGGTGAAAACGGAGAAAATGGTAGTTTTGAAGCATTTTATCAGTATGGTGATGCGGGTGATAACACCGTTATTACAGCCGAAGACACTGAGTGGTATATCCCATCTGCAGCAGGCGGGAAGGCAGGCCGAGTTTTTGAGGGTAACGTCACCATCAATAACTTAACAGGCGGCACAACCAAAGGCCGTACGCCATGATAGCCAATACTTACCACAACGACATTCGCGCCCACGTTGACCTACTGGTTAGGCGTGGGCGCACCGACCAAGTGATTATTTGGCGTGTGGGGAGTGACGAGGTTCACGACCCCACGCTAATTGCCCATAGGGTGTATGGCAACCGTGACTATGCGGATATTGTCATGCTGTGTGCTGGCACGAACCGTATATCAGAGCCGCTGCCAAGTCGTGATATTTACCTGCCGCTGCCACGTGATTTGATGCAAATCCGTAAAGTGCATATTCAGACTGGGAGGTAAGAGTGACTAAAAAGTCTAGCAACATATTGGCTAATGTAATTAGGCGTAGTGGAAAGACTCATTTAACGCAAGATGAAATCATCAAAGATATGACACTTGATGAGATTAAAAAGTGGCGTGACGAGGCGGCAGGGCTGGCCACTAATTCCGGCCGACACGCTTCTAGTCATAATAAATACCGCAATCAAGCCATTGAGAGCATCAGGAACGGCGAAAGGCTTACTAGCAAAGACTTGGAAAAGCTTGTCAGTCAGTCGCGCAAAAAAGCGGGTATTGGCGTTAGCGAGCTGCTTGAATTTACACTGGGCAAGACTGCGCGTAATGAAAAGATTATTGAAACGCTTGATGCAACAGTCTTAAATACATATCTTGCTAACGTTAAAAAGGCAGCTAGTCAATTTACTGGCGGCATAACTCCCCAGCAGGTCATTAACCTATCGCGTGCTACAGACATAAAGCGAGCCAATGAGCAGATATTCTTAGCAAGCTTATTTAAGCGTGAAGGCAATGTTTTTTACTTTCTGACTAATGCTGGCCCAAATAGTAAGGCTCAAAACCATAAAGTTGTGGTGCAATTATTAAATTATCCTGACCTACTGCTCGGCACAACTAAAGCGCCTCCAATAAAAAGAGTTTCCGACATCCTAAAAGATGGCAAGATTAAATTTGATTGTGACTGCGGGAGACATCGATATTGGTACCGCTATATAGCCACAGTCGGCAAGTATAATTTTGGCATTGATGAAAATCGTTATCCAAGCACCAGAAACCCTGACTTGACTGGCCTTGGGTGCAAGCACGTGTTGCGAGTCATGAATCATGTTATGAGCGGCATGATGGTGCAAAAAGTCCGTAGCGAGGCTATAAAAGACATAGCTAAGGCTGCCAACAACTCAACACCTCACATCAAGAGACGTGAGCAAGTGGAGCGCGAGGCCAGACGTCAGGTCGAAGCAATGAATAACTGGAATGGTCGGTTGCACTGGGCTAAAGAAGTCAGGAGGATATCTGAAAAGGCCGAACAGGCTATTGAGATGGAAAACGAAAGGGAGAGAAAAAATAGCCCAGGTCGAGCGTCGGCAAATGACATTAGGGCATACAATTTCTTCAAAAAGAGTCTTAAACAGCCGTTTTTAGATGCAGACACAAAGGCATTGTTTAAGGAGAAAATCAAAGCTCATGAATCCAAGTGGGGCGCATCATGACATTAAGAATTGAGAACCAACTGGTCACTGAGGGCAAGCGCCTGACCAATCGCATCGTTACCATGCGCAGTTTGTCAGCCATTCCGACTTTTGCCTTTCGTAGAACGATATTGCCACTAAAGAATATGTCAGAGGAGCGTCAGGCTGTCACCTATTCGGGCTTGGGCATGGTTAGCGACAGTGACGAGCATTCATTCGACTACGAGCCGCTAGGGCACGCTATGGTGCATATTATTGATAGTCTAGGCGGTGCGTTTCATGACAGCGGCACATTTGTCACGCCAGAGGATGTCACATCAATGGCGCTTGTCGAGCCATATGATATTGACCTTATGGGCGATGACCGGATTAAGTATTGTCCGGACTGGGAGCTTAAGAAGGGCGATTTGCTATGCTTTTTGTTAAATGGCCATAAGGAGTATCACGAGTGCACTGGCATTATGGGCAATTCGATGCTGGCAAGCCATGGCAAACGATACATGCTTAATCAGCGTTTTGATATGGATTATCTGGACGCATTTGACGAGGATAGCATTGATGACGTTGAAGTGCCTTATGACTGATTGCACTCCAAAGCAATTATAATTTACAGTAAGGCTAGAACCACCTATCACGGGTGGTTTTTTCGTTTGGAACACCCCCATATGGCCCATACATGGCAGATTTAACATTAGTCCTATCAGTTACCCATACCTTTCTCACTGAATAGGACGCATCCCGATGGATCAATCCAAAGTTAAAAGTTATACCGATATTGTTGGTACCGAAAAGCATAAGACAGCTCAGCTTTTAAAGCGTTATGAGAATCTTGGCAAGACGACCGGCGATGTTGCTACATTCGACTCAATGCTAGCTCAGCATCCACAGGGCCGCGAAGCCGCTATGGGTGACATGCCAAAAGCTTTGACCAACTTGCTTGAGTCTAAGTATTTTCCTGAAGATGAGCAAAAGCAAAAGGTCTTTGATGGCTTAAACATCGGTATTGCCGAATATCAGCGTCGTAACGGTGGTGAGATGCCATCAGCTGAAGTCGTGCTTGGTGCTATCCAGCAAGCTGTAGTCTTTACTGAAAACCGCCCTGATGACGCCACTGTTGACGGTCAAACGTTCGATAGCTTGTCATTCTCACATCATGAAGCGTTGTCAGTAGTACCAGCGGCTACTCAAGTCGTCATCTCTTACGGTATCGCTAACAGCCTACCGCTTGTTGCCATGCTGCCCAACCCAACTGGCTCAAACGAAGTGCCATTGATATCTGGCGAAGTTAATGCCAGCATGCAGATGGGCGTATTCTCACGCGGTGAAGCAATTGATGGCGCACAAGCTGGCATGCCATACCTTGAAAACCGTCATTTATTGACGATGACCAAGGGCGATGCTGGCGAGTTTACTCTGAATTCACGTGTTGGCTATACCGCCGCTGTACGTACAAACAAGACTACCAAGTTTGTTGTAGACGAAGCGTCAAAAGCAGCCCCATTCTTAGGTGGCCGTGTTGCTGTATTCGTCAAAGGCGTTGAGGTTGCTAATGACAAGCATCGCAATCACCCAACCACGACTGGCATCAGCACGCTGCAGCCTACGCAAAAAGAAGTCACTATCGGTGCTAATAAGTACATCGTAACCTCAGCCCAAGCCGACCTTGATGACCATACTGTCACTGTGCAGTTTGACATCACTGATGGCGTAGAGCCGGGTGCTGATGACGTAGAAGTTGATTTAATCTTTGACTACGAGCGCAAAGACGATGATGGCAACTACCTGCTAAAAGCGCCTGGCGTTGACATGGGCTTTGCTCATCATGGCGTCTATGCGCACCCGCACCGTTCACGCAGCTCAGCGACTATCGATGCTATTACTCAGATGGCAAACGAGCTGAACCTGAACTGGTACGGCGTTGTGCAAATGATCACGATGCAGAAGTACTACTACGAGCAAAACGGCCGCCTACTTCGCTGGGCTGTTAACCGCTGCTTAGCTGATAGCGATAATCGCGTAGTCACGTTTGACCCAATCAAGGCCGGTATTACTTATAACACTGTCCAAGATATGTTTGGTGGCATCCGCATGACACTAGGCAAGGCGCGTACCGCTTTATCTAACGCTATCAAGCTTGGCATTGGCGCTTATGACCTGTATGTCAGCGACAATGGTGCAGGGTTCTTTGAGGGCTTAACCGGCAATGCTTACACGCCAACTGGTGAGGCTTATGGCGACCCATACAGCATCTACCGCATTGGCCGCTTAAATACCGGCGCTAACGTTTACTACGTGCCAAAAGCTATGGGCGTATTCAACGAAGACAGCTTAACCAATGGCGCTTACGCTCTAATGGTTCCACGTCCTACTAGCCCAGCTCATGCACCGTTTGTTGGTCATGTGGCCGTGCCGCCAATGGTACTTGCGTCTAATATCAATGCGTTTGAAAAAGACGTTGCGGTTTATAGTCGCCAGGCTGCCGAGCCTAACCCAATTCCACGCTTTGCCAACCAGTGCATGCTAATCGAGATGATTAACTTGCCAACAATGTAATCGGCTAGCAAGGCTTCATTGTTTTTCCTAACCTTGCTGTCGCCTTTGGCAGCAAGGTCTTTTTATATTCAATACAACCTAAAGGACAATATTATGACCACGAGTAATTTAAAAGACGCCCCAAGTAACTTAGAGAAATTGGCGGAAACCGATAGTTTTAAAAAGATTAAATCGGAAACAACCAATGACAAGTTGCACGAAATGCTCGGCGAAGGCAATTATCTAGCCAATGACACCAAGGATAAGTTGGTCTGGCGATATATGAGTAATAACGGTATTGCATTCACCAACGATCCTGCTGATGCTGATGCTGATGCTGATGCTGATGCTGATGCTGATGCTGATGCACAGGGCACAGCAATCTCAGATAAAGCATCTATCAAGATTGAAAACAGCGGTCCCTACAATGTTCTAGAGACTGCAACCGGCGCACTACTCAAGGCTAAGCAGACAACCACGGTCAATATTCCTGCTCATGTAGATAAAGACCAGATTGTCCGCAATATCAAGCAGATGAATATCACCCGCGGCAAGACACTGAAGATTCTTGACTGATCAATCCTGGTGGCTGGCGAGCGCCGGCCACCCTGCCTACAGTCTGTTGCTAGTGAGAAGCGTTAGACCTGGGAACACCTCCAAGCCGTAACCCCGAATTACCCCTAAAATAAATCCATATCCTTCACCAGTACAGGCCTTTCTCATGGTAGAAACTAAAACTTTAGGCGCCGCCGTTGGCATACAACGATCAGGCGTTATCGATAAAACGGAATCCACCTCGCTTCCATCTGCGGACAACGGGCTAATTGTTGGGCGATTCAAGCGCGGGCGCACAGATAAGCCATTCAGGGTTACTGGTAGCAACTATCAGGCATTGCTGGGCTACGACCCAGCGAACCCCAATTACAACGCTGTGGAGGACGCGCTAAAACAAGGCGTTAGCGAGATTTGGGTCTGTCGCACAGGCGCAGCCACCGGTTAGCAGGAACACCTCAAGAAAACCCATCTTATCAAAGATACACTAAGCCCATACCTAAACAAGTATGGGCTTTTATTATGATTGAATCCAAAACACTAGGCGCCGCGGTCGGTATTCAAAGACAAGCTGTGGTCGACAAGACCGAGTCGACGGCCCCGCCCAGCACCAGCGCGGCACTGATCATAGGTCGTTTTAAGCGCGGCCGGCTAGACAAGCCATTCAGAGTTGCGCGAAACAACTACCAAGCTTTACTAGGCTATGATCCAACCAACCCGAGCTACACAGTCGTAGAGGATACGTTGAAAAGCGGCGTATCTAGCGTTATGGTTCGCCGTGTTGGTAGTAGCGCCGGTATTGGCGGTGGCGGTGGTGGCGGTGGTGGCGTGGATGATGGGTCGGATCTTGAAATTCAGCACGACATGAGTCTTAAAAACTATTGGCTGACCCCCGAAGGTTGGACTAGCAACCGAACGTTGATGGAGTTTAAACTAGAGGTGAATGGCGTTATTTTTAATGAAGATAAGAGCCTTAGTTTAGATATGTTAGATGAAGATACGGGAACGGGTACAAAACCCCTTAGTGAGCATATGGTTTTCTACTCAGATTCAGAGGGTACGTTTTATATCTACCCGCAATCTACAGAGGTTATGTATGTCAAGCTCTATCCTAGTGATGAGCAGAGAAAATACACTGATTTAGTCTATGGTGAAAACGCCGCCGTCATTGATCCAGATGGCACGATTAGATTTAGATTGCAAAAACCAGATGAATAGAATCATGCTGTCAACAATGGATGTATCTTATTGCACCACTTGCCACGGTCGATTGTGGCAATTGGTGCAAACCATAGACCACAACCTGCGCTACACGAAAGTCGGCAGCGTGGACTTATGCGTGTTGTCTTACAATGACGCTGATGTAGCGCCCTACCTGAAAAAGCACTACGGCCAATATATTAACGATGGGCGATTAAAGGTATTCGAGCATAACGAAAAAAAGGTTTTTGCGGACGGAAGCACCTGGTCATGCGGCCCGGTGAAGCACATCATTCACACACTAGCTACCGGGAGAGTTTTATTTAACCTGGATGCTGATAATTTTGTTGATGATGAATTAAACGACGCTCTATTGAACTTAGGTGAAAATACGATACTTGTAACCAAACAGTCAGAATGGCGCAATGATGGCCGTAGCGGAAGGATAGGCGTGACAAAATCCATGTACGGCCCGGCAAGATACCGGGATGTAGGTCGTCGCGATGACGGCGACTTTATAACTCAATGTTTGCGAAATGGCGCGCGATTTGAACAAATAAGCTGCAAGTACCCGCCTATTGATAACGATAGACCTCAATCAGGAGCTGTAGGCAATCGGTGCGCTAAACAAAGATTGTAGCGCCACAGAGAGTGCCCTAAAGCAAAGTGTGAGCAGTAGTTGATTCCGAAGTATAGGAACACCCCCACAGCTTGCAAAGCATCTATATCTATACTAAGCCTATACCTCAATAGTATAGGCTTTTTCTTATGGCAGCTACGACCCTCACCCTCAATATAGCGGCTGGCGGCATCACTCTTGCAAGTGAGCCGGACGCTGGTGCGCTGGCGAGCATCAAGATGGTCACTGAGTATGGTTTTGACGATAACGTCGTAGCCAAAGTTAGTGTCATTGATGACAAGACACCCACCAATACAGACGACCCTTTAAACAACCTGATTTTTAAAATCACCCTCGCTGACAAAATCGACAATAGCATTATCGCTCGTTTGCAGGGTCGACTGCATACTGGCGGCGGTATTGATGATCTAGAGCAGCGCTACCCCAATGACTTTAGCTACATCGCCCAAAAGCTAGACTTCACGGGCGCCTTAGATGGCGCTGACGACTTCTTCGAAGAGGTGGAAACCGCTTATAAGAGCACAGACGCCGCGGCAGTCAAGACAGCCCTTACAACTGCTGGCGCGTTAAATACGCTAGGCGCTTACCGCGTCAATGAATTGGTTATCGCGGTGCCTGCTACCGTCGTCGTAGACACCACTCCAGCTGACGCCAAGCGATCGATTTTAGATATGCAGGAACGCCCGCGTTATATCGCATGCGCAACAGTTGACAACCTGCCCATGATTGAGGCGATGGCCGAGGTTATGGACAAGCTCAACTGCCACCTGCTTATTGATATTGGCGAGATTACAGACTGGGAGGCAGCGGTCGCCCTAGCTGAATCAATCAGCATTGACGACTACCGTGCATCGCTATTCTGGAACCCTAACAAGTCACGCCCGACTAATGCAGCAACCGTTATGGCTCGCAAAAAATGGCGTCCATGTCTCGGTGATTTTTTGGGTCAGACTTTACTTCGCAACGCTCAGACTAATGGAGCAGGTATTCCGCCATTAAACCGTCCAGTCGCAGGCTACCAATTCCCAGTGGGCTTTCGTGATGCTGAACGATTGCCCGGCGTTAATCTTGATGAAGAGGCGCAGAATGCACTGGCTGAGGCTGGTATCAACGTCGTTATGAATGAGCGGTTCGATGCGGGTAGCCGCTGGATTTATGGCGATGCGTTAACTCAATATGACAGCAAGACCAGTGCGCTACGCCTAACCAACGCCGCTGAGATTGTCACGTTTACGGATAACCTTGTTGTCGGTATTGCTAAAAAGCATCTACTTAAAGGCATGCAAAGCTATATCCGTGATGCTCAAACTGAGATTAACCGCGCCTTGGATGCTTGCGTGGCTGCAGGGTTTTTTGTGAAGTCAGAAGAGCTTGGTGGTAAATACTACGTGCTAAGCGTAACCCCACGTGCTGACAACCCATTCGAGAAAGTAGATATTAAATTCTCGCGCCGCCCAGAGGGCTGTGCACGACAAGTATTCTTTGAAACGACTGTGACTAAATAATAGTTGCAGTTATACCACCCCGTTTGATACCAAATAGCCGATAAGGATTCCCAATATGTCAATGTTTGCCAATTCACAAGTCGCGCAGCGTATGCAAGAAAACGCACGTATGCGTGAGCAGCAGGCCCAGTTTGATGCGCTAAGCGCCGCTGATGCTGCAGCTGCAATTGAGTTTGACCCAATCGATGAGCGTAAAGCTGTTCATGCTAGCGTTCAGATGCGCTTGGCTGCCATGCAGGTCGCCTTAATGATGTCTGCTATGGTTAGCGAGTCAAGCGAGACCGAAGAAGACGAAGACACGCTACTTCCAAGCGAAATTCTTGATGATCTAATGCTGTCCATTTTTGCCGAAGACGATGAAGACGAAGATGATGAAATTGATGCGACTGTAAAAGCGGTCCTATCAGCTCATTTCAGCGATGCGCTATCTACCCTTGGCGTTAGTGATGACGTGATTGAAGATATGTTTGATGCGGATATCGATGTGGCTGATGCTGCTATTGAGTCTGCCAGTGAGACCATCATCGAGAACTTACCGGATGATGGCGATGACTTCAATGCCTTTGTCGAAGCGTTCGCTTATGCCCTTGAAGAAGATGCGGGCGAAGATGATGAGCAATTTGATGCTATTGGCGGTAAAAAACTTCGTGCTGGCAAGAAGAGCGTGAAGAAAGTTAATGGCAAGACTATTGTCTACAAAGCGATTAAAGCCATTCGTAATGGCGAGAAAGTTGTTATCAATAAGCGTATCGGCGGCAAAATTAAATTGTCTGCCGGTCAAAAATCCGCACTTCGCAAAGCTCGCCGTAAGGCCACTACAGGATCCGCGCTTCGCAAGCAAGTAAAGTCGCTGAAAAAAGGCCTACGTATGGGGCTGCATGACTAGTAGTACTTAGACTAGGAACACCCCAGCCATAAGGCACCTAGAGTCAGTCAGAATAACCCTATCATCTACATGCTAGGGTTATTTTTTTATGAAACTATCTGACGTTACCGAAAAGACGCCATTGATTAAAGAATTCATCAATCGTTTGGCCAAAGCCACTAAACAAGCCATCCCCATTGTCAACGTGCTAAAAGTGGTACGCGTGTCTGGCGCAAGCGCAAAGCCAATTGAAGCCGTCCTTGAGAATGGTCAAAAGGTTAAGCTCTATGTGCGTACAGAGGGCTCTGATGACGACAAGCTAGATATCTTTCGTATTGATATCAACGGCAAGCAGCAACCGCTATCAGGTGATTTTGACAACAGTTATAAGCCGTCTTTTAATGCGTCGGTCGATGCGTTAGGTCACTTCATCGTTCGTGGTCAAAACGCCTTCAATAAAAAACAAGCCAAGGTTCGCGTTAAGCCACTACGTGCCAATGCGCCCAAGAATAAAGCTCAGCAGCGAAACGAGCTACTAGAGCAGATCAAGGAACTTGATAAAACCATCGCCACTAAAGAGACTGAGAAAAAGCAGCTAGAAGAGAGGCTTGCTCAGGCGCTAGAACAGGCAGCGGCATAGGAGTCGGTATGCTTAACATGGCTAATTCTTATATTATCGATGTGTTTCTAAGCGGCGCTATCTGGGTGCTTTTAACCTACATGTTTTTTGATGTGATGGCGCGGGTAAAGGATATTAATCAGCTTATTCCACCTAACATTCTGCCCATTGCTATTGGTCAGATGCTCAAGCGCTCATGCTACCTGGCAGCGCCATTTGTGGCTATATGGCTGTTTTTATGCTGGCGCTTTGCATCTCTTATGATTATATCAGCCACTTTTGGCATTGGTGGCATCGGCCTATTGGTCTTTGTGGGCATTGGCGGCATTGGCATGATATGGATCACATCTCTGCTTGTCTGCTTGCGCCACAGCCGCTTTATTGATGCGGGCGCCGTATCTCAAATGGCAAGGCAAGCAAGAGATGCAAAGCAAGATAACAGACCAGGCTTTCCGCCGGCATACCAAGAATAAGGCTTTCGCATGATAACCCCGCAGACCATCATAAACATGATTGAGCACTGGCTAAGCACTCCAGTTAATGGCTATTTTGGTCAAGGCTATGGGGCGGATATCAAGTCCATGCTGCTGCAGGAATTAAGCAGCGCTAAGGCTGACGAGCTACTGGTCAAACTTAGGCGCGATATCCCTTTGCTAAATCAGCTGGGCGATAACGACCTGAGCATCCAGACCAACACCGTGGGCCATGACGCCCTGCAGGTTTTTTTGATGGTGGGCAATATGCCTATTTTCATAGGTGAGACCATTGATACGACAATGAATCAGGATTTTTATGACACTAGAGCGCAGTAAATTACTTAATGCCATTGGTAGTAATATCAATGACTATCCTGATGTGGCTGAGCGCTGGCGAGCCGGTGACCCTACGGTACGAGCGCTTATCACCAGCATTGTTGAGACGGTGGTTTGGCTGTCACGTGATAATGATGTCAATATCATTGAGCCGTTTATCAAGTCAAAAGATAGGACCATTATTGCCGATGCGATTAACAAAGGCATCCTACCGGTTGCAACTCCATGTCAGCACCTAGTCACTATTGAAAATAATAGCGACTCCACCGTAAGCCTATCCCAAGGTCGTCAAATCGATGATGGTACCGGTCGTGGCTGGCGCCTAATGGCAGCGGTCACGCTTAATGCTGGCGAGGTTAAAAAGGTGCTGGCTGAGCAGAGTGAGATTGTCAGACTTCCCATCACAATCCCAGTCAATGAGCCGTTCTACAACGTCACTGTATCAACCACTGAAGATGCTTATTTTGCAGGCATTGCGGTCGTTAACGCCACTACACGTGAGACTTACCAGCACACGCCTAAGTTCATGAATGCGGGCGCTGGAGATGCAGTATTTAGCTTGCACAGTGATAACCTGGAGACCATCAGCATTACCTTCGGTGATACTGAGCGAGTCGGTAAGACTGTCCAGGCGGGTGAGACCTATGAGGTCGCTATCACTCAATGTTATGGCACTGTGGACCCTAACAGTCTAAAGCAGGCATCACTAGCGAGCGTTTACACCAATGACGAGACCAAGTTAAACCTATATTTTCAAGGCAGTGATTCAGTAAGGGCGGGGGCTGACCCGTTAACTGTGGCTCAGCTCAGACTGCTGGCAAGCTTTCCATCCGTTTACGATAGAAACGCTGTATTCATGGGCAACTTTGACTTCCTTGTGCGCTGGCATTTCATGAACCGCTTTGAATACATGGCAATCTGGAATGAGACCACCAACGAGAAGCACTATGGCCCATCGCTTGATGCTATCAATCATCTAAACCTAACCGTGGTACCAAAGTCTGCAGGCGAGGGCGCAACGCTCACTGAAGATATCCGTCAACTGGTGGCGAAGGCTGATAGTTTGCTTGATGGCCGTGTGCGAATTAAAGCAGCAGTAGAGCGACCATACCAGGTGACTGTGAGTGGCCGCTTAGCTGCGGTGCATGATATTGCAGCGGTTAAGACTCAGATTAAAGAGTTGTTACTGGCAAGTTATGGCAAGGGATCACTGGCGGCAAGCCACCCAAATATTGATGGGTTTAACCTGCAAGAAATAGCGACTCGCATCAGACAAGACATCCCTGCATTCCAGGACCGCATCAGTGACTTTACCGTGAGCGGCGAGGGGGCTGGTAGCTCGATTAAGCCGCATCAGTGGGTATTCTTGAGCAGTTCTAGCATCACGGTCAATCTGACCCGTACCGCTGATACTGGCGGCGCACTGTGGAATATGTAGCATGAGTGAATTCATAGGCACTATTGAGCATAGCCATAAAGCGGATGAGCTTGAGCGAGCAATGGCGGGTATATTCAAGGACTTGATCACCGAGCACTTGCACGACGAGCTTACCGAAATATTTGACTATGGCGCACCATGGCAGGGTAGTCGCACCGTGGTGGAGCGCTTTACCAAGCTCAATGGATTGGCGGTGCTTAGGCGTGAGGATGGCGGCTTATCAGACAAGCTTATGAGCATCATTTATGCCAACTGGTCGGCATTAGCAAGCGAGCGCGGCCTTGGATTCTTGCAATTTGTCCTAGATATGCTCTACCCCCAACAAAACGAGATTATCAGACTGTGGCATTCAAAATACTTCTCAGACCGGTACCCTAACTACCTGTACGAGCAACCAACCTCAGATAGCTTTTTGACAAGTCGAATTCGCATTAAGCTAGATTCTGTAGTTAATATGGCCGAGCTGTCAGAATTAGCGCCGATTTTATCAAGACTGGTGCCCTGGCAGGTCGTACCGGAGATAGCTGTGGGATTTGAAGCTGAAGATAACGGATTACAGGTTGCCGTGGCCTTACAGCGCTTTCATTTGGCTAACTTCTCGCCCTTTTAGATGGCGGAACACCCCCGCCCTGATGGCCCTCGCATCCCCCAAAATAAACCCTATCAATCACCGATAGGGTTTTTTTCATGAAAAACAATCTCCCAAGCCTGCAGGCGTATAAACAACAATACGTCACGGCAAAGTCCCTAGGTGCAGCCATGCTTGCGTGTAACGCTGTATTGGTGCCCGAGGGATTTGAAAGCCTGTACGTACTTATTCAAAACTTCCAGCGCCCCA